GCCTTAATCACTATTGGAATTCCTGCTGGAATTGCATTATATAAAGTTATGAATAAACCTAAACGCAATGTTCAAGGTTTATCTGAAAGCATTGGTGCTAGAATAGATGCCAATGATGAAAAACCAAATCCCTGGTTTAGGGATGAATTTATACCTACTGAATTTGATACAGGTCGCTTAACTGCTTCCTGGAAAGCTCATGAATTTGATCATGTAGTAAATAGAGTAGGAAAGAATGTTATACATATAGAATGTGTTCAATCAAACATTGCATTACCATCTTTTAAACGAGGTAAAGCTTTGTGTGTTATGGGACAATTATATGTTACAAATCTTCACAATGTGTATGAAAAATGCACAATGCGAGTTATCAATGAGAAAGTTGCTCAAGGAATTTCAAGCAATTTTGATTTTTCATTTAATCTTAAATCAGCTCATGTTCGAGAGGATTTAGATTTAGTTTTCTTTTTCATTAAATGTACTACTCCACGTAAAGCTCTTTTAGAGCTAGTAAGTAGTAATAAACATTCATCTCAATGCAATGGAGTATTATTACACAAAGATAATACTGGTATTGTAAAAACAAATAAATTAAGAGCTATTACAAAAGTTCCTGATATGTTTGTTGCTGGGATGAACAAATATATTCCATCTTGGAAATATTTTGTAGAAACAGATACAGTAAAAGGTGATTGTGGATCCGTTATTATGGGAAACACTCCTTTTGGCCCAATGATATTGGGACTCCATCAAACAGGTGGTAGTCAAAATATGGGAACCTGTATTAGCTTAACTAAACAATTGGTAAATGAAGCAGTTCAATCTTTGAAAGAACATGTAATTTTACCAAATAAACCAAAATTGGAAGATGCTGCAGGAGCAGAACTTGAACTACAATCTATACATCATAAAAGTGTATTTAGATATTTAGAACAAGGAAATGCAAATGTATATGGCTCTCTTCCTGGATTTAGACCTAAACATAAATCTAAAGTGTCAGATACTTATATATCTCCACAGATTCGTGCTTTAGGTTATTCTACCAATAAAGGAAAACCAGTCATGACAGGCTGGCGACCATGGCGCAAAAGTGCTATAGATATGGTAGAGCAACACTATAAATTTGATAGTGAATTACTTAAACAATGTGTTGAAGGATATTCACATGATATCTTATCCCAAATTTCGGATAAAGATTTACAGGAATGCATTATTTTAGATAATGATAGTGCCGTTAATGGGCAACCTGGGGTTAAATTTATAGATAAAATGAAGAGAAATACTTCTATGGGATTTCCTTGGAGATCTAAGAAGAGTAATTTCTTAATTTATGAAGGCCAGAAAGATATCTGGCAAGATTATGTAAATTTTGATGATGCTTTCTACGAAAGAGTAGATAACATTATATCTTTATATCAACAAGGTATGAGATATTCACCAATTTTTACAGGACAATTAAAAGATGAACCTGTCAGTGCTAAGAAAATAGCATCTGGTGCAACTCGTGTTTTTTCGGCCTGTCCGGCTGATTGGGCTGTAGTTGTAAGGAAATATCTTTTACCTTTTATTAGAGTAATGCAAAACAATAAATTTATATTTGAAGCTGCTCCAGGCACTAATGCAACATCATTGGAATGGGAGCAAATTTATAGATTTTTAACTAAATTTGGATCACATCGTATGATAGCTGGAGATTATTCAGCTTATGATAAAAATATGTCTGCTCATTTAATTTTAGCAGCATATGATGTTATTAAAAATGTTTTGCGTAAAGCTGGTTGGTCAGAAGATCAATTAAAAATCATTACAGGAATAGCGTATGATACAGCTTTTCCATTTACTGATTATAATGGGGATCTAGTAGAGTTTTGGGGATCTAATCCTTCAGGACATCCACTTACTGTTATTGTTAACTGCATTGTTAACTCCCTTATCTTACGATATGTTTGGGTTAAAGTAGGGAATGATATTAAGGATTTCCAAAAATTTGTAGCTTTAATGACATATGGTGATGATAATATATTAGGAGTACATGAAAGTATTACTAATTATAATCATACTATATTAGTTGAGGAATTTGCCAAGCTAGGTATTAAATATACCATGGCTGATAAGGAGGCTGAATCAGTCCCCTTTTTAGATATTTCTCAAACTACATTTCTTAAAAGAACTTGGGTTTTCGAACCTGAACTCAATAGTCATGTAGCTAGAATAGAACATGATTCTATTTCTAAAATGTTATTAAAGTATGTCCCATCTAAAATTTTATGCCCTGAGGCTCATTCTATAGAAGTTATAGATTGTGCCTTGAGAGAGTATTTTTATTATGGTAAAACAATTTTTAATGAAAAACGTAATGTTTTTTATAAAGTCTTGCAAGAATCTAATATTATAGATTTTTTGCAAAGAGATTTACCAACATGGGATGAACTCATAAATTCTTACAAGGAGAATTCTAAAGA